TTAAAAGACAAGCTGTTCCTGATCCACGTAATGGTCAAGTTGATATGAGATTTAATCAGATGGCAGTTGACCAAGATTATTTTATTCCAGTTCGTGACCCAGGACAATCAAGTCCAATTGAAACATTAGCAGGTGCACAAAACTTAGGTGAGATTGCAGATATCGAATACATCCAAAAGAAAATGTTAGCCGCTCTGAGAGACCCTAAAGCCTTTATCGGTTTTGAGGAAGCTACTGGTGATGGTAAAAACTTAGCTATTCTTGATGTTCGTTTTGCTAGAGCGGTGCATAGAGTACAAAAAGCCCTTATTCAGGAGTTAAATAAAATGGCGATCATCCACCTTTACACAAAAGGCTTTGAAGATGATTTAGAAAACTTTACTATAACATTAACTAGCCCATCTACTCAAGCCGAAATGCTTAAGATACAAAACTGGAAAGAGAAAATTCAGTTATATCGTGATGCTGTTTCTGATGCTGGTAATGGTTTTGGTGCTGTGTCTATGACATACGCTAAGAAAGAAATCTTAAATATGAGTGATGACGAGATTAAACTTGACATCCAAAGACAAGCTGTTGAAAGAGCTGGTGGTGAAGAACTTAAATCTTTAGGTGAAACTATTAAGCAAACTGGTATATTCAGAGATATCTACAAGCTATATAAAATCGACCCTAATAACATGACTTTAGGGGCTGACGGTAGCGCACCTGCGGCAAGCATGGGCGGTGGCGGTGGTGGTGACATGGGTGGTGGTGACATGGGTGGTGGTGAAACCGCTGGTGGTACCGACTTTACAACACCATTAGAAGTACCAGGGGTTGAAGGTGGAGCTGAAGGTGGGGCTGAGGCCGAACCAGCTACTGAACCAACAACACCAGAAGAACCGTTAGCTGAGACAACTAGAAAAAAACTAGATGCTAAAAACAGGTTAATAAATGAAACGATTAAAAAAACAATCAAGGATATTGATAATTTATTAGAATAAGAGATATTTATAATTAAAACTAAAAAAATGTTTGGACAATTAAAAGAAAGCATTCTCTCTAATTTAGAGGAAACCTATAAAAATAACGGTGAAAAGGATTTTAAACAATCTTTTGCTAAATACGTTAAAGTTTTAAGAGAAAATAACACATTAAGAGAATTTAATGAGGTTTATGATTTATTAAACACAATGAAATTTAAAGATGAGTCCATCGCTAAAGAATTTGTGGAAGAATCAATCACTCATTTAAAATCTTTCGATTTATCTGTGGTTGATAAACTTAAAACATTAACTGAGAATACAGTGTCAATCAAAGGTACTGTTAATGAAAGTATTGATCAACTAGTGTTTAACAAAAAATTATCTTTAGTTGAAAAAGTTTCACATAAAACTAACTTAGTTAAACATTTAGTTAGGGAAGAAAAATCAACTGAATCTTTAAAAGAATCTATTGATAAGATTAACAATAGTTTAGCTGATAAAATCTCAAAATTAAATGAGGAACAGGTTAAAGTTTTAAATTTATTTGCTGAAAATGATGAATCTTCTATAAATAACTATTATACAACTTTAATTGAAAGCACTCAGGGTATGGTTGAAGAAACCATAAATAAAAGTGATGATATAATTGTTGTTAAAAAATTATTAGAAGTTAGAACAAAATTAAATGAGATGAAAAATGAAAAACCATCTCTAGAAACAATCGATAATATTATCGATCTTAAGAAAAGTTTCGAATAAAAAAAATCTTTATAAAAAAAGTAAAGCCAGGGTAGCGAATCCTGGCTTTTTTTGTCCCATAACTGGAACGGTCCTAAAACACCGCTTATAGCGGAATATCTTATTTAACCTCTTCTTCGGTTGTAGGGGTCTCCTCAGTAGTCTTGGATTTTGCTATTGATACCTTATGACCAGTATAGTTCTTATACCCAATTAATGCGGCTCCAATCATTGTAAAAGCTACGGCTTGGTTAATTACATCCATACTTTTATCGATAAACATTTTGTCAATCACGCCTAATAAGAATGATAAACAACCAATCATTACGATTATAAAACCAGATGTTGATGTTACGGATGTTTTTCCGTCTGTATTCGAAGTCATTTCACCAAATGACCATTTTTTAATATTACCTATGCTCATAATTAATTTGTTTAATATAAATACTCTAAATTTGGTTTAACGAACTTTATTTCTTATTATTATAATAGTAAATAATAAAATGTGTTAAAATATGAAAAAACAAAATGCAGTGCAAATTTGGAAAAGAAAAGAAACTCTTCACAGACGAGAGATTTCGAGTTAAATATGGTACAATTGATGCCGTAAAATTAAATGCTGTTTACTTAAACGTTGAATCTTGGGTACAACCCAGAGATATCGAAAATTACGATTCTTACATAAGGATGATGCGTAAACAAATAATAATGAATGTTAAACAAAATATTGACAAAATTTCATTTAATGAAAATTTTATTGTTGACCTAGATCTAAGAGCGTCAGGTATGTCGTCAGATAAAAAAAGTTTTATGTTTATTGAATTAACGGTATACCCCAAAGAAAAGATTAAATTTAATTCAACTTTAATGTTTAAAAAAATGAGGGAATTATCTAATCTTATAATCGAATCCTTAGAACAAAATAAATTAAATTACTTTTCAAAAAAATCAAATGCTAGAACAAGAAGACTTTGAGTACGAAGAAATACCATTAGAAGAAGGTATTAGTATAATGAACGATCATTTGGAACGAATACTTCCGTCAATCGAATCATGGTATACGATTAATAATAATGATTTTTATTTTAATTTTAAAACCGTAGCCACTGTTGATTCTGGTTTATATAGTATGATATATAACGAGGGTAATGGATTCGGTATTTCAAAATTAAACTATAAAAGTGATGAGTTCTTTCATTTACCATCATTACCACACAATCAAATTATTGAAGACCTTAAGAAATTTTGGGATAATATTGATAGATTTAAAACTTATAACCTAACACCTAAAAGAGGTATTATATTATATGGTGATCCTGGTTGTGGTAAGACATCATTGATACATTTATTAGTTGACGAGTTAAAAAAATATGATGGAATATCAATCTATTTCGATAACCCATATAATTGGGTTGAATTAGCTAAGCTAGTTAGAAAAGTTGAGAAAACAAGACCGATGTTATGTATAATCGAGGATCTTGATTTAGTTATAGATAAATTTGGTGAAGAAGTCTTTTTAAATTTTTTAGACGGTTTAAATTCTATTGAAAATGTTGTGTATGTTGCGACAACAAATAATTTAGAAAAGATACCTGAAAGAATTAAAGATAGGCCATCTAGATTTGATAAAAAATATAAAATAGAAAAACCAACTACCAGTGATAGGAAATTATATTTTGAATCCATTCTAACTGAGGAAGATAAGACTTTATATGACTTGGATAAACTTGTTAAAGATACCGAAAAATACACGATGGCACATCTTAAAGAAGCTTTTATCTCATTATATATTCTTAAAAATGATTATGCTGAAACAATTAAAAGACTTAAAAACTCCAAAATAGCTGATGAGAAAATCGGATTTCAGTTTTCTGAGGATTAAATCGGCACTTAATGGGTTTTCGCTATATTTATTAGATATAATCATATAGCAATGGGATTAAAAATTTTAAAAGAAAACGAGGAAGGTTTTGGTATTTTAGTTGAAGGTGATGCTGGCTCAGTATCTGAGGTATTACAAAACCAGATTATAAAAGAAGAGGTTACTGGACCTATTGATTTATCAGGGCCAATATATTACTACGCAACCTTACAAAAATTTGGTGTTGAAAATAGGAATGGTAGGGTATATCCAGAAGATATATTAAGAAGAGAGGTTGAAAGATATAGAGAAGTTATCGAACGTAACTCTAGTTTCCATGAATTGGATCACCCACAAGAATCTGTTATATCATTAAAAGGTGGTTCGCCACATAGAATAGTTGATATGTTCTGGAAAGATAATGTTCTTATCGGTAAATTGGAAATATTGGTTTCAGAAGGTTTTAGAAGAAGTGGTATTATTTCTTGTAATGGTGACTTAGTCGCACATTACTTAGGCTACGGTATGACTTTAGGTATTTCATCTAGAGGTGTTGGTAGTCTAAAAAAGATAAATGGTAAAAATGTTGTACAGAATGATTTTGAATTAATCTGTTGGGATATCGTATCTTCACCATCAACTCCAGGTTCATATCTTTATAAAGACGCAAATGACTTCAACAAATATGATGAAGTTCTAACCAATAATAATGAAATCGAAGAGACTAAAGGTGTGAACAGAGCGACTGGTGAAACATATACTGGTGGTGAATCTAAAGAAGATTTAGTGGCTAAACTAAATAAATTCCTTAAGTTTTAAGTTGATTTTTTAAAAAAAGTTTACTAGATTTGTATCAATTAAAAAATTTTTTATGAAAACATATTATTGGTACACAGTTACAATTCAGTTTGTTGTTGAAGATGAACAAACGGGTAAAATTAAAAAGATTAAAGAAAACTACATGACCAAAGCTATTTCGGTTACTGACGCTGAAGCCTCTGTAATTAAGGATTTAGAAGGTATAATGGGTGAGTTCAGAATCTTAAAGATTGACGAATCTAAAATTGTTAGAGTAATCATTCCAGAGGGTGTTGATGTTAACGCCCAATAAAATCACTTAAAATGATATTAAAAACCACTCTATAACAGAGTGGTTTTTTTTTTACCTAAACACTTCTGATTAAGCTTTTTTAATTTTTTTTGTCTTTTTGCTTTTTTGATAGTATTTATTACTAAGATAATATATCATAATAATTTTTTAATAAATTAAAACATGAGCAAAACAAATATTTTAGCAGAGACTCTTGCTGAAATCCAGGAATTAAGAGAAGCGGTTTCAAAAAACGCTAATCACGCTTTAACGAGCACTCTTAAAGGAGAATTAGAGGAAATTGTCAAAAATAACCTTAATGAGGGTATTGATGATGAGGAGTCAACAGATGACATGCCAGGTGGTGATTTACCTGGTGATTTAAATCAAGCAGATGATAATGGTGAAGGTATGGGTGATGACTCAACTGATCTTTCTGGTGAAGAAGGTGAAGAAGTTATCGACTTAACTGGAAAACCAGATGAGGAAGTTATTAAACATTTCGAACTCATGGAACCTGCTGATGAAATCGAAATCGTACAAACACCTGAAGGTGGTTTACAGATTAACATTAACCCTTCTACTGGTGAAGAGGAAGATCTTGAAAAAGATTCTACCGAAAACACACCTACTGAGGAATTACCAACTGAATTAGATGAATATGGTGACGAACACCCTATGGCAACTAAAGACGCTGTAAGCAATCTTGGGGAAGGTGAAGTTGATGAATATGGTGACGAGCACCATATGGCAACTAAAGATGCTGTAGACAATCTTGAAGAGATTGACGGTGAAACAATCAAAGAAGAAGAGCCAGTGTTTGAAATCGAAATTTCAGAAGAGGATCTTAACGAAGTTGCTAAGGAAGCTACAGCACATATCGTAAACAAAGGCGGATCAGTTCCTACAGGTGAATCAAAACTTGAAGAACCCGCTAAAGAAAACGGTATTGTTAAAAATGCGGCTACCAAACACGTAACATCTAAAGGCGGATCAGTTCCTACAGGTGAATCAAAACTTGAAGAACCTGCTAAAGTCGGTGGTGTTATTAAAAATGCAGCTACAAAAGATATCCAGGAAAACATTGAGGCTGAAAACACAAACAAAGAAAAAGAGTTACACGAGAGTTTGGTGGTTATGAGAAAAAAATACCAAGAAGTAGTGGCTGAAAACAATAAAAAGACTAAAGAGTTAGAAGATTTCAAAACTTTGACCGAGGAATTTAAAGGTTCTGAGTCAGATTACAAATCTGCTATCAAAAATCTTAAGTCGCAATTACA